GGTTGGTTGGATTGAGGAAAAGGAACTACACGTGTCGCGTGCGCGGGAGCCCTTGCCCGGCGAAAGCCGGAAGGCAGCTGCACAGGAGACCGCTTTTCCCTTGACACAAGCCGGGGGCGGGCACTGGTGGAACGTCGGGGACGTGCGGGTCTTGTCCGACGGCTGTACTGCGGGAACTGCTTGATGGTTGCAGGGACGGGCTTTGCTCCCGTGGCCTCCGCGGTATGAGCGCGGCGATCTACTGGGCTGATCTACCCTGCTACCACCAATATACCACAACTGTTGATTCCGACTGTTAGCGCACCCGGTTCTCGGCGTACGCCTGGGCGATTTCGTCCGCCAAGGCTTCGTACCGCTCGGGATCGGTCTCCATCAGCTTGATGACGTCCGCGCGCCGGAAAATCTTCTTCCCGGCCGAGGGCTTACCGGCCCCCGAGGCTCCGCCGGTGGGGACCGACGCCGCCGAGGCAGCCGCAGCCGCCTTGGCTTTGCGGGCGGCGGCGAGCGTCGCCGCGGCCGCGCTGACGTCCGCCGGGGTCGCAGCCGGCTGTTGACCGCTGGTGCCGGCCGCTGGCGCCTTCGGCTGTTTCACGTCACGCAGGGCTTTCCACGTGCTGAACACTTCGTCGCCAGCGTGGAAGTCGTACGCCTGGTGCGCGCGCTGCAGGAGCGTGCGGCGGATGGGCGAAGCTGCAACCCATTGACGGAACTCGGGATCGCGCAGGATATCCGGCGCGTCCGGGTGGGCGCGGTTGAACTGTTCGGTCGCGGCTGTTGCGCGCGCCGTCGCCTGGTCGGCGGCAGCTCGGCCCAGCGTCTCGCGGATTTCCTTGATGACCGGGTGATCTTCGATCGCCTTGCCGACGGCTTCGTACGGCTTGGCGAAGAACGCGCTCTCGTCAACCGGGGCGGCCGCGGCCGGCGCCGGCTTGTTGGTGGGCTCGTCGACCTTGCGGCCGCGCAGCGCTTCGAGGCTCGCCTTGATGGCGAAGTCCGCCTTCTGGCGCAGCTCGCCGAGTTCCGACCCTTGGCGCCCGATGACCTGGTGCGCGTCGCGGTACATCTTGACGATTTCCTTCTTCGACTTGCCCTTGAACTCGGGCGGCAGGTCGTCGTCTTCGACCGGCTGTTGCGCCGGCTGTTGACCGGCCGGCTTGGCGCCGGCGGCGGGCGCCGCGGCGGCAGGGGCGGTCTTGCCCAGCTCGTTCAGGTCCGCGAACTCGACATCCGGCAATTCGCCGGTGGTGTCCGCTTCCAGCAGTGCTGCGTCGTCGCTTTCGAGGACGCGCGCGTCCGGCGTAATTTCACTCATTTCGTTACCTTTTCCTTCGCTCAAGGGGGTGGTTGCTACTCGCTCTGGCTTCCCCGTTCAGGGCCAGCGCGTTACTTGTACGTGCCGTGCTTCTCTTGGTTCTTGCGCTCTTTCGCCATGTGGCTGTTGCGCGTGCGCTCCCACGCCATCGCTGCGCCCGGGAAGGCACCGGAAAGCCCTTCGAGCTGCGCGCGGGGAGCGGCGATCTGGCGCAGCGCGGAGTGCCCGCAGCGCGGGTGAGAGCCGTCGCGCGCCGGACACGGAATTTCCGCGACATCAGCCTCGACAAATTCCTCCGTGACTTGTCCGCAGAACTCACACTTGAAGTCGAATACGCGGAGGCCCATTACTTCACCACCTTCGCGATGCCGCCGGTAGGCGCCTCGGCCGTGCCTTCCTGCTCCTCCATCGCCGCCGCGTAGCCGGCCTCGCTGCGCGCCTGGTGCGTGAGCACCTGGTTGATGATATTCAGCTGGCCCTTGCGGAACCACAGTTCCTGCTCGTCTTCGACGTCGTCGACCCGGTTGTAAATCTGCGCGAGCCGAGCCATGTCTTCGGACAGGACGCGCCAGCCGTCGGTCGGGTACATCGCGAACAGCGCTTGGAAGTAGCCTTCCAGCTCCGCGTCCTTCAGGTGCTTCAGCTCCACAGTCGCTCCTTCGCTCGCTCACAGTTTGGTGGGGCGGGCCTTGCGGCCCGGCGCCCGTGCCGGGAGCGAATCGGCACGATCGCACTACCCCATGTTCGTTTATTCGTCTAACAGCTTGCGCAGCAACTGTTCGCCGGTCTCCGTCGGGCGTACCGACCAGTCAGTGACCGGCGGGAGTCCGGCCTGAACGCGCAACTCGTTGTAGTTCTTGCGCGCCAGTTCGATGATTCCCTTGATCGGCGCGTCTTTCGCTAGCATGCGGCTGCGGTAGCGGGCATCGCTGTACGCACCCCCGCTGAACATCCGGCCTTCATATTCCGCCATCCGGCGCAACAGGGGCTCTTTACCGCCTTTCTTGAACGCCGTCATGCCGGGTATGAGGGGGAGCAAGCCGAGACCAGTCAGCCCGAAATTCAGCGCAGTGCGCGACTCGGGCTCGGTGCGGTAACGGTTCACGTCGGCTGCGAGGCCCATCGCATCCCCTACGACGGGAACCATCCCGAGCAGGCCGGCACCGAGATCGAGCGCTTGCTGCGGCGTCTCCAGCGTCGTCTTGCCCGCCCGCTGGCGCGCGAACTGACGCATCATCTGCTCGTTCGCGGTCGCCGGCGGAAGCATCCCGTCTTCGAGCAGTTCGTCCATTGCTACTCCACGACCCGGGCTTGACTGCCCTGGAACATCGGCTTGGCCTTGGCGTGCGCGGCGTGCACAGTCGCCGCTGACTCCACGGCGCGGGCGCCGAGGTCAAGATGCGCTTCGCGCGCTCGGGAGCGCTCGTCCGCCATAGCCTTCACGCGCTCCGCCTTGGCGCGGACCGCCTCGGAGGCGACGGCGCCCATGGACTTGATGCGCTCGGCCTTCACCGACTGCCCGGACTGGATGCGCGCGATGCGCTCGTTCGATTGGATGTCTTCGAGGTCGATCGCACGGTCCACCAGCGCGAGGCGCCGGTCGAGCACGCGCTCCTGGTTCTCGCCGGCAGCGTAGATGCCCTTGGTCGCGAGTTCCACCTGCTTGAACTGGGGTTCCAGCGTCTCGTTCTGCGCCTTCGCGTTCTGCAGGTTCGCGCGGCTGTTCAGCTCGGCGATCTTGGCCTGCTTCTCGGCGATTTCCAGCTGCATCGTCACCTGCATCAACTGTTGCTGCAGCGGGTCGACTGTTGCCTGGGTCTGCGCCTTCTCCACCGCGGCCGCGTTGCCGATCGACTCCTCGATCATCGCGATGATGTCCGAGCGCTTCGTGAGGCCGGTGTTCGCGACGACGCCCATCAGGAGCAGCTTGTACTCCTTGCTGGTCGGGTCCATGGTCTGCATCAGCGATACCAGCTGTTGCGACTCGTATTCGCGCTGCAGGATGCCCATGGTGGACGCGGTGTTGAACGTCCAGTTGAGCGGCTTGTAGCGCGACGGCGAAAACTGCATGTTTCGCCACATGATTTTGCGCAGCGCCGGCACGTAGAACTTCTCGATGAAGTTCATCAGCGTGCGCTTGTGGCGCTTCACGATTCCGGACAACATCATCGACACGGCGCCGGGGCGCGCGTCGCCGCCGGCCCGCTGGGCCAACGAAATCACGTCGAGCGAGCCCGTCGCGCGCTGCACCATCTGATCCAGCTGTTGCGAGTGCTGGAACGTGCTCTGATCCAGCTGCCCGAAGTGCAGCGGGTTGAGAATGTTCTTCGGATCGCCGTTCGTGAGGATGGATTTGCCGGGCTTCACAGTCAGCTGGAAGCCGCGCGGCAGTTTCGACGCGTCCATCGCCATCATCGGCGCGGAAACGAACGCTAGCGCGTCCAGGCGGGCGCGCAACTCGGCGTCGAGCACGCGCTGCGGCACTTGGCCCTTCTCGCACACGCCGCGGCCCCAAAAACGACCGGGCACGATGTCCCAAGGGAACGCTACGACCGGGCGATCCTCCATGATGTAGGGGGTCGCCGCGGCTTTCAGGCACACGGAGTCGTTTGCGATGACCACGACGGCCTCGACCATGTCGCCGTCGACCGGCTCGGTCGATTTTTCGCCGGAAACAGCCTCCGCTTCCGATTTTTCGCCCGGAAACAGGTTTTCGACGACCGGCTCCGCGTCACGGAGCGCTTCGACGAGCGCTTCTTCCTCGGATTCGGGGAAAAGGTTGACGGTTTGGTCTTTCGGGTACAGCAAATGCGACGGCACGAGGCCGTAGTAGCGCACGATCGCGACTTTGTCGTACACGTACTCGTTTTCCAGCTGTCGATCAGCGCCCAGCTCGGTGTCGCCAGCGGCTGTACCGAGTTCCACGTCGCGATAGTCGCCCGCTTTCTGGCCGGCGCGGATGATGTGCGCTCCGACGTACTCCTCGACGGCGACGCCGAGCGCGCTGTCGACGGTCCGCGCGATCGGGTCGATCAAAAAGTTGCGCGGGTTGACGCTCTGCATGGTCGCGAGCGTGACTTCCTTGACTTCGACGACCAGCTCGGGCGGCACGCCCTGCATTTCCTGCATCGCGGCGTCGACTTTGATGACGATGTCGCGGATTTTGAACTTGGTCATCGTGATTTCGCCGATGCCGGTGCCGTAAACCGCGCCGTTGATAAGCGCTTCACCCTGCGACGAGCGGAATTCGAGGCGGTCCAGGTCTTCCTTGAGCCGCGCCTTGTTGTCGTCGGTGATTTTCTTCATCTGATCCGAGTCGTCGTGCTCGCCGCGCATATCGAACAGGTCGCCTCGACCCCACAGGGCTTCCTCGACTTCGGCAACGACGTTCTCGACCGCCTCGCCGAGCGCCGGCGTGACCATCGTGGACTTCTCGGACTTGCGATTCTTGTCTTCCGGCGCCCACAGTCCGCGCCACAGGCGCTCGTAGTGGTCCCACAGCTGCTCATAGTTGCTGCGCCGGTGGTCGCGCCACTGCTTGACGCGGTTCATGACCCACGACGTCAGGTCGTGCATGTCATCTTTCGGCTTGTCACCGTCTTCGGCCGCGGACTGGTCGGTGCTGTCGACGACGCGCGCGTTGCCGGCCGGCAGGCTCGACAGAATGGGCAGGTCTTCGTCTTGCGTCATCGTTAAACTCCGAGGTCCGAATCTGTTGGCGTCCAGTAATCTTCGTCTTCCACGTGCGCGAAGCGCGAGAACACGCGCGAGGCGGCGAGTTGCGGCACGTAGGCGAGACAGTCAAGCGCGTCGTCATGCACGAGCGTCGACGGGAAATTCAGGAATTGGTCTTTCACTTCGCGCATGTGCGGGCCGGAGCGCCAGAGAATCTTCTTGTGCTCCATGCGACCCTGCAACGCCCAGCCGATGCGCTCGTTCTTCGTCTTGTTCTCGTGCGACAGCGGCTCGATCGACAGCGGAATGTCACGCTTCGCCGCTTCATGCTGTAAAGCGGGTGCAACCGCTTGGTACAGCGCGCCCTTTTCGATGCCGAGGTTCAACGTCTTACAGCTGTCGACTGCGTCGATGATGCGCTTGGCGGTTTCCTGCACGCCCCAGCGCCCGAGGTACAGGTCGCGGACGTACCAGCGCTCGTCTTCGAGAATCTTGACGACTGCGATCGCGGTGTAGTCCAGCCGCTTCTGCCGGTAGCCGCGCGCGCTCTGCACGTCGGCGAAGCCGGCCAGGTCGACAACTACGTACCAGTCGCCCGGGATGACGACCTTCTCACCCTTTGCGTTGGTCTCGTAAGGTTCTTCTTCGACGAACTGGAACCAGTCTTCCTTGAACGACTCGCTGCCGCCGGATTCGAAGCTCGCAAGGTACTCCTGCCGGAAGACGCCCGACGACATCGTCTTCTTCGACATCTCGACTTCGTTCGGGTCGAGGAACGGGTTCGCGACGCTCGGGAAGTGGAAGTATTCCCAGTCCGGATCGTCCTTGTGCCGCTGGATCAAATCCCAAAAGTGGTTGCGTCCCTTCGGCGTCCCGATGAACCCTGCGGTTCCCTTGACGTCGGCGAGCGCCGGCCGGATGATCGACTCCCAGGTCTCCGGCTTCATGTCCGCGTACTCGTCGAGTTCCGCGTGCCAGAGGCCCACGCCGCGCAGCGTGTCGGGGCGGTCGCTCCCCTTGACCCCGATCATCACGCCGTTGCGGAGGAAGATATGCCCCTCGTTGACGTGTGCGTTCTCGATGTACGGCCCGCCCACCCCGCCGAGCTTATCGAGTATCAATTGCCAGTATAGCAGTTTGGCCTGAGTGGCGATCGGCGCCACGATGAACACGGGCTTCCGCTTCTCGTTCCGCGGGTCGAACGCGCGCGTCATGGCGCGCGTCGCGGCGAGGTAGGTTTTCCCGAACCGGCGCCCGGCCGTGACGATCACGAAGCGCTTCGGGCTTTGGTAGACCTGAAGCTGGGCCGGGTGCAGGAGGAACTGAAGCGTGCCGCCTTCCACTATTTCGAGACCTTCACTTTCCGGTTCGGCTCTTTCGCGCTCGCGGTCGGGTGCGGCGTGACGATGACCTTGTCGTTCGGAAACGGCCGCAGCTCGACGTCATCGCTGAAGTTCACCCAGGCTCGGACCTCATGGGTCCGGCACGCCTTGAGCCCGCGCGGGTCGTAATCCACCACGCCGATCGTCTTGCCGCCGACGATGATCTCGAACGCGTTCGCTTCGACCTTCTCCGTCTCGCTGTGCACCACGATGACCGGCCCGTCGGGCTTCTTCATCTTGATGCGGTGGTTCATGTAGACGTATTTCATTTCTTCTCCATGACGACGCCGAAATGGTGGATTGGGTCGCCAGCGGGCACCATGTCGACCAGGCGGAAGTTCTTCTTCCAGTACCAGCGGTAGTCCGTCACCGGCTTCCCGGCGCGCAGTTGTGCGTCGTACCAGCTGTGATCGAGGAACGTGAAGTGGTTGCCGCTGAAGAACCGGGTGTGGCCCGGGTCTGCGTAACGGTCTTCTCCGTACGGCACGACCGCGGCGAACAGTCCGCCCGGCTTCAACAGTCGGTGGTACTCGCCCATCTCGTCGAACCATCCGCGCCAGTCGCCTTGCCGTCCCCAGTGTTCGAGGCAGTCGTAGGCGTGAATCTCGTCGAAGCGCTCGTCATGGTACGGTAGCGGGCGCATCTCCATATCCCACACCAGCGAAGCGCCGCACGTCGGGTCCATGTCGATCGTGACCAGGGTGCCGCCCCACTCGGGATCACCACGCGTCAGGATTTTCTTGTCCCGGCTGTTGCCGGCGCCGATCAGCAGGATTTCGCGCGTCATGCGCAGCGCTCCCCGCTGGACGAGAACCGTGTGTAGCGCAGGATGTCCTGCTCGGCTTCGGCGAGCGTCACGCCTGCGCCGTACAGCGCGGAGGCGAGGCGCTTGGCCGTCGCGCGCAGGAACTGGATGCGCTTGATCTGATTCGCGTGCCGGCGGCAGAAGGTCTCGTACTCAGCGCGGTGCGCGAGCAGTTCTTCGACGTAGCGGAACGCAGTGTTGGTCAGGTACAGGCGCCACCACGTGTCGGCGCCGCCTTCCAGTCGCTGCTGCCGCTCAAGGTGCACGCGCTCGTGCGCGTCCAGCTCGCGGCTCAGAACTTTCTTGATGCCGCGCCCGTAGACCTTGCCGTTGTACGCGAACATGATCCCGTCGTTCGCCGCCTCGGGCAGCACCTGCACGATCGCGTCGTAGATCGGCGGCACGCCGTCCACGGTTTCGAGCATGTCGCGCTTCACGCGCCCCCCATCAGCCGGCGCTGCAGCTTGGTCGTGCCTTCCTTGTCGCTGCGCCGCTCGCCGCGCCACTGCGCCGCGCCTTGCGGCGGCCGGTGGTTCGGCGTATCGGTGCGGAATCCCTTGCCCGACTTCAGCATGGCCCGGGACAGGATGGCAATCCACGCCGTACGGAATGCGGGCTCGGGGAAGCCCATGACTGTGTTGCCCGACTGTTGAGTCGGTGCGGGCGCCGCGGCCGCGTTGAATTCGTCCAGCAGGTTGCTCAAGGTTCGCTCCTTTGAGGGTTAGTGGAACTGTGCGTCGGCGATCGTCTTCGCGGCCATCTCGGTCAGCTCAAGCCGGACCTTGCCGCCCGTTACAACGATCTGCCCGATCTTCTGCCCGCCGGACGAGCGCAGCGTGCGCGCGCCTTGCTGCCGCGGGAACACGACTTTCTTCACCACGTCCGAGCCGAGGACGAATTCGAAGGTGAAGCTCACCGGGCCGCCAGTGCGACGGCGCTGACCAGGTGGTCAACCCCGGGGCGGTAGCCGGCGACCGGCGCTCGCATGTCGCGCACTAGGCAGGCCCAGCCATACGCGGTCTTGTCCCAGCGGCTGCGGAAGCGCAGCGCTTCCGGCGGGAACAGCACGACGCCCGGGCCTTGCGGCACGCCGGCGCCCAGCTGTTGGAAGCTGACCTGGAATGCGGGGAACTGTTGGAAGGCCATGTTACTTTTTCTTCAGCGTCGCGATGATGTCTTGCGCCGCGTCCTTGAAGTTGGCGACGGCGTACTGGCGGAACTCCTCGTTGCGCGCGTGCAGGTCGGCGCGCAGAGAGTATCCCCACGTCGAGTCGAAGTCGCAGGTGTACCCGTCGTTGTGCGGCGCGTTGGCCGCGCGCCACTCCTTGTTCAGATACGCGAACCACATTTCGGAGACCGGCGGCCACTGGTGGGTCAGGTCGCCGTAAGCGCGGTGGCTGTTCCAGTGTGGCACGATGACGTGCGCCGGCGCGCCCGGCTTGAGCACGCGGTGCAGCTCGTTCACGAAGTGGATGCGCTCGGCGGCGGTCAGGTGTTCGATGAAGTGCGAGCAGTGGACTTCGTCGACCGACCCGTCCTTCCACGGCCACGTGCCTTTCGACAGGTCGGCGACTACGTCGACGCCCTCGAACTTCCGGCAGTCGACGCCGAGGAACCCGGGCTTCTTGTTCTTGCCGCAGCCCAGGTCCAGCTTCAGCGCCGGGGCCGCCGGCTTGTTCTTGCGATTCCGCTTCGTCATCGTTCGCTCCCTACCAGTTGGTGTCGGTGTTCACGTCGTAATGACCGACGAGCACGTCACAGTCGACGGCGCAGCGGTATCCATACTTCCGCGCGTCGCCCCAAAAATACAGGTCTTGCGTGCCGACGCCTTCCATCCCGGCGACGGTCTTGAACATCGGGCGGCGCAGGCGCGCGTCCTTGAACATGGACATGCGCCACAGGTTGAACCCCATCCCCGTCCCGACGCACTCGACGAGCTGGCCCGGCACGGGCGGCTGCGGGCGGAAGTTCAGCGCGTCTTTCGGGTCGCCCCAAATCTGCGGCACCCCGCCCTCGCCCTTGGTCCAGTACAGCCCGCCGATGCAGGCGAATTCCGGGTGCTGCTCCATGCGCGCGATCAGCTTCAACAGTCCGTCGGCCGGCGGCACGTTGTCGTGCTCCACCGTCAGGACGTACTCCCAGTCCTTCAGCGGTGTGGTGAGAAGCTGGTCGATCGCCGTGGAGTAGGCGTCACCCACTTCCATCCCGAGGGCGCCCCACCAGGTGCACGCCTGGTTCGGCGGGAAGATCAGGTTGCGCAGCGCGAAGAACGTCTTGGTCGGCAGCATCGGTCCGGCCGGGAGGATGACGACGACTCGCTGTTTCTTCCACGTCGCGCCCTGCAGAATGCGCGAGGCGGCCGCGCCCAGGTTGGCGTTGTGCACGCCTCCGTCCAACAGTTGAGGTTTCATTCGCTCCTAGATTGCTTTGATGATGGCGTAGACGTCGGGACTGTTCTGGCTGCCGCCGCCGGAAATCTCCGAGGCCGCGACGTTGGCCGGCAGCCCGGCGCTCGTCGCCGAGTACACACCCCACATCGGGATGATGTGGCTGTTGGTCGCCGTGGCAGCGGATGCGTTCGTCCCCGAGTTCACGAAGCCCGCCAGCGCAGGGATCGCGTCCCCGCCCATCAAGTGCAGCGGCACGTCGTTCGTCGCTGCAACCGAGGCCATCAGCGCGAGCAGGTATCGCCCCGGCGCGAGGGACAACGCCCCCAGCCCGGTGAAGTCGTACATCCGCACGCCGCTGTGCAACGCGCTCGTCGAGTGCGAGACGTTGAACGACGTGCTGCTGATCCGGCTCGCCGACGTCGCGTCGACCCGGGAATAGATGCCGGCAAACATCGTCGCGACCAGCTGGGTGCCGGACGAGCGCGACGCGAGAATGCGGATCGTGTGGCAGCCCGAGAGCGCCACGTCCACGTCGAACGGCACGAAGATCGGACGCCGGGAGTACGTGCCGTTGTTCCACGCGGCCGCAGTGGTGAGGCGCGCGCCGTCCATGATTTCCAGCACGGACACCGTCGCCGCAGCGCCGCCGCCCGGAGCTGCCGCCGACAGCGACAGCGTGAAGCCGTTGCTCGCCGAGGCCGTGGTGCCCGACAGGTTCGTCAGCGCTAGGGTCGGGTTGCCATGGCTGTGCGTCGAGTTCGCCGCGGTGGTGAGGAACGCGGGCACGTTCAAGCTGATGCCCGAGCTGTTCACAGTCCAGGATACGCCGTTCGCGGTGAGTGCGGTGTTCAGGCCGACGGCGTCGGTGCTGCCCCGCGCCGTAGTGAGGTACGCCGGCACGTTGAGGCTGATGCCCGAGCTGTTGACTGTCCACGCGACGCCGTTGGCGGTGAGCGCAGTGTTCAGGCCCACGGCGTCGGTCGACGCGCGGGCGGTGGTCAGGTACGGCGGCACGCCCAGCTTCAGGCCGTCGGTGTCGTGCGTGCCGACGATGACGGACCCGTTGGTCGCGGTGGTCGTGAAGCCCGAGCGCGGGATGTTTCCGCTGGCCTGGGTCTGCACGGTCTGCGCCGCGTACGTGGTGAGGTACGCCGGCACGGCGAGCAAAAGCCCGGCCGCATCGTGCGTCCCGGCGATCTTGTCGCCTGCGACGGTGGTGGTCGTGAATCCGGTGCCCGCGCCGCCGCCCGCGCCCGCCGCGGTGAGGTAGGCCGGCACGCCCATGCTGATCCCGGCCGTGTTGAGCGTGACCTTGATCTCGGTGCCAGCGGTGGTCGCCGTGGTGGCACCTGTGCCTGCGATCGCGCCGGCGGCTTGGGTCTGGACCGACTGCGCCGCGTAGGTGGTCAGGTACGCCGGCACGGCCATGAGCAGGCCGTCGGTGTTGTGCGTCGCCGCGATCTTGTCGCCGGCGACGGTCGTGGTGGTGAAGCCGGTCCGGGCAATGTTGCCGGCAGCCTGGGTCTGGACCGATTGCGCCGGCACGTTCGGGACCGTGTAGCTGCCGACGATCGACCCGTTCGACGTGTCGAAGCTGAACCCGTTCGCGTTGCCGAACAGCGCGAGCATCGCCGACGCCGCCAGCACGACAGTCGCGCCGTGCGCCGCGTTCCAGTGCGACGGGCGAATCTCCGCCGCCGGGTTGTCCGGGGTCGTGGCCGACAGCTCGTGCATCGCCGTCGCTTGCGTGATCGTGACGTCAGCCAACTGTTATTCCTTCGGGGCGGGGAGGGACTGGACTACGCGGACTTCGCCTTCGACGGTGTGACCGCCGTGGGATTCGGCCGGCTGCGCCGGCAGGACTTGGATCAGGAACGTCGGGCGCTTGTCGTTGAGGCCGCCGACGCCGGCCGCCTGGCCGCCCAGCTCCTCGTACAGCTTGCGCGGCAGGACGCGGTCGACCAGCTTGTCGAGCGCCCACTGGTGCATCGGGTGCTCCGGGTCATCGGCGTACTGCAGGAGTCGGGCGAGGACCGACGGCGCGTACTCGTTGAGCACCTTGCCGCCAGCGCGCAGCGCTTCCGCCACGTCCAGCTTCGCCTGCTTCTTGGCGCCGCTCGCGTCGCCCGCGGGCTCCGCTGCGACCATGGCTTTGATCTTGTCGCGCCGGGATTCGTACTCCGCCTTGCGCGCGCGCTCGCAGACGAGACAGACCGCGCCGTACGCCTGATAGCGCCCGGTGCGGCCCTTGCGATACGGCCACGTCTCCGGCGAGACCACCTTGCTCTCGGCGCACTTCGAACACTCCTTGGTCTCGGGTGCGTCGATCGCCGTGGCGGTTGTCTCGGGGGAGGCCATACCTGCATATTAGCACACTGTCAAGTGTTGAATTCCCGACGCCGCGGGCGCCGAGCGCCGCCCGTAATTCCCAAAATAATTCCTCGGACAAACCGCCAATCCAATCCCCGAATTAATTATTTATTTTCGACCCGGGTCCAGAATTAATTTTTTAGTGCAAACCCAGGTGCCGCAGTAACAGCGCGCGGCCGCGCCCCCCGCCCCCCGGGGTCGCGGCACGCTGGCACAGCCAGACGGCGCGGCGCGGCGCGGCTGTGCCGTCGGCTGTGGGCTGGCGGCCGCCGACTGGGCCGCCGACGGGGCGCGGCTGTGCGCTCCAGGTTTCAAGTACCTGATTTGAAATCCGAATTTCGGTTTTCGGGCGGCAACTGTTTGGCTATCAGTCGACAGGCAGGAACAGCCGGGGGACGGCGAGCGGCGCAGGGCATGCGGCTGTCAGCTAGCTGTCAGGTTTCGGGCTGTTGACTGTTCGACAGTCGCACTTGTGAGGCAGCGCAGGACCACAGCAAGAACCGGGCCAGGTCATCCCGCATTGTGAAACATCCAACAGCTAAGCCATTGATGTGCGCTCGCACATCGGGGGGCGGTGCGAAACAGTCATACAGCTAGGATGCGGCAAGACAGCCGCAGCGCGGCGCGTTTCGGGGGACATGCCGGGATACCAGCACAGCGCGGCGCGTTGAATTGCAGGACAAAAAGATAACAGCCCGGAATACCCGACTAGATCGCTAGGCTTTTCAACATAGCGAACCTGTTGCAATCCAACAGCCGCAACAGCTAGAATCGCGCGAGCAGTTCAACCCATCCCAGTGAAAGGGGAAAACAGTGGCAGACACGACAGCAACAGCCGACAGCATCACAGCTAAGGCAGCGCAATTCATGAACACATTCGGGAAAAAGGAACTGGCGCGACTAGCCCGGGCCAATGGATGGCGCGGCGATGATGCGCGCACGCCGATGCTACAACTAGCCTTGTACTGCGCGAGCAAAGGCTTGACACCGCAGCAATCCGAAACGACAGGCAGTCACAGCGCGCAGTCGGGCCAGCAACAGCAGGGCCAGCAGCAACAGCAGGGCCAGCAGCAACAGCATGGCGAGTCGCAACAGCAGGGCGAGCCGCAACAGCAGGGCGAGCATCAACAGCAGGGTAACGAACAAGGCGAGCCGAAGGAAGGTGAGCAGGGTCAACAGCAGCAACAGCAGCAACAGCAGCAACAGCAGCAACAGCAGCAACAGCAGCAACAGCAGCAACAGCAGCAACAGCAGCAACAGCAAGGCAAGCCGATGCAGTCTAAGTTTGTCGGCAAGTGTGCCGACTGCGGCGGGATGATTCCCGAAGGAGCGGAAATCTTTTTTGATGCGACCGCGCCGAAAGGCAAGCGAGTCAGGCACGCGCCGAAATGCCCGAACAGCCAGCAAGGCGAGCAGGGCCAGCAGGGCCAGCAGGGCGAGCAGGGCCAGCAGGGCCAGCAGGGCGAGCAGGGCCAGCAGGGCCAGCAGGGCGAGCAGGGCCAGCAGGGCCAGCAGGGCCAGCAGGGCCAGCAGGGCCAGCAGGAACAGCCTCAGCAGGCGCCTAACAATACGGAATGGCGGCGCATGCTGGATGCAGCCGGAATTTCCAGGCCGCACCCCATGCTGCGGAAAGTGCACGCGCTGGCAATCGTAGCGCGACTGCATGTAATGCTTGTTGGTCCTGCGGGGTGCGGCAAGACTATGCTCGCCGAACAGCTAGCGAAGCTCATGGGGTACACGTTCGGCCTGAACAGTATGACTGCAGGGACCAGCGAGTCGGCCCTTACTGGCTGGCTGTTGCCTGTCAAACAAGGGGGGAATTTTAGCTATGTCGCGGCCCCATTCGTTAACAATTACGAGCAGGGTGGAAGCGTGCATCTTCTCGACGAAGCCGACGCAGCCGACGCTAACTTGCTACTCGTAATGAATAGCGCGCTAGCTAATGGGCATATGTCCATCCCGCACAATCTCGAAAAACCTATTATTAAGCGTGCGGAATCGAGTCACATTCTCGCGGCATGCAATACAACCGGCAGTGGAGCCGACGACCTGTATACGGGGCGCACTGCGCTTGACGCATCGACCCTAGACCGCTTTTATATGGTCCGGGTCGACTATGCTGCGGACTACGAAGCAAGCCTGTTTGGAATCGAAGCACCGAAAATGCGCCAATGGGCCCCGAAAGGCGAACAACCTACACGTGAGGAATGGACTGCGGCGCATGCTTGGTTTACGGAACTGCGGCGCAAAGTTTTCACAACTAAGATTCCGCGCCTAGTATCAACGCGCCTAGCGCAAAAGCTTGTCGCAGCTATGCGCGCCGGTCTCACGTTCAAAGAAATTAAGGGGGATTTGCTGATGTCATGGTCCCCCGATGAACTGCGCCGTGCACAGGAGACAGTCTAGCCATGGCTACGGTTAAGCGATTCACGGCAGGGAACAAGGCTTGCGCCTTGACCCACTATGACAGCATCGCCGAACTTGAGGCCGACTGCCTAGACCGACCCATGACTCGCGCTGCTAATAGTTCGGCGCGTGCCGCGCTAGAACGCTACGAAGGCGGAACACGTTGGTATGGGTTGTCTACGCTTGACGCAGTTAAGCGCGCGCTGCGGGAGGGATACCCGGAAGGGGCGGCGCTAGTAGATCAAATGTATGACTCCATAGCAGCTACCATGCCGCGCGCCATAGACTTTCGTCGGCAACGGGTCCGCAGCGACCAAGGGGATAGCCTTGATATCCATGCTGTGAACCGCGGCGCACTGGATAAAGCATGGGAATCGGCAAAGCGCAAGGCTAAGACAGGAACAGGACTCATCCGGATCGTTGTAGATATCTGCGGCAATGGGTTCGTTACAGCCGAACAGTTGAAATGGCGCGGAGTAGCGGCCCTGGCCCTGTCTCGCGCTATGACAAAGGCAGGGTATAGCGTTGAAATAGTCGCGGGGCTAGCTTGCAATGCTGCGTTTGCATCCAACTATGAACTGCGCGGGATAATCACAGTAACGGTTAAGCCACGCTATGCGGCGGTAGATACAGCAACGCTTGCCGCAACAGTCTGCCTGCCGGGATTCTTTCGCTACAGTGGCTTTGCGGCCATCATGCGACAGGCTGACGATATTGACTCTAACGTCGATAGCGGATTAGGCAGGGCGGTAAAGCTCGAAACCGTCTTGCCTGTACCTGAAAAGATTGCTCAGGTAGTCGCGCCCGAAACAATCAACAGCCAAGCTAGCGCAACAGCATGGGTTAAAGAGGCAGTAGCCATGCTGCAAGGCGCGACAGCCGACAAGGAACATACTCGATAGGGGGCGTGCTAATAACGCTTGCCAGTTGCAGAAAACGAGAGTAGGCTTTTAACCGCAGTGAATTTAACGTCCATGAAAGGGACAAACAGATGACACTCAGACAGGTAGTCGATTCCGCCCTGCCACAGCACCTAAAGGTCGAACTTGCCGGGATGCTGCAAGCGATGGCGCAGAAGTACGGGGCCGATGCTGTGCGCGTAGGCGTGCACATCGAAAATCTCGCTAATCTCACCGCTATGGTCCGCCGTTCGGATTTGACCCCGCAGGAACGCGAGACCGCATGGGAAAATGCGCGCATGGTCTGCGGCGCTGCCGTGCGCGAGCTTGGCGAAGCGTTGAACGTCAGCCCGGAAGCGTGCTTCGCTGTGGCAAACTCGCTGCAGGAATACGGCATGCGCGCCGAGGAAGAAATGGTAGGTTCGCCAGTTCCGTCGACTGTGGCGGATGAAGCGATGGCCGCGATCCGCCAAGCGCAGCAAGGCAAGGCCGCGTAGGGTTCATCGAGGAATGAACTTCCACAAGTACAAAGTCCACATGACCAGCACCCCAGGTTTCTACGCACAGTACAATGGCAGCGTGGATGTATGGGCAAAAGATGAGGAAGACGCCATCGAGAAAGCCTTCCGCGAGCTGAAGCGAGGAGCCTACCCGGACCGCTCGCGCAATATGTGGAAAGTCAATCGAGTGGAGTGCATAGGGTGATGGAAAATAAAGCACGGCAGGTTCGCGATCTAATGCAGGAGTGCCTACAAACCGTTGCCGACGAGCACAGCCTTCAGGTCGAAGGAGTTGTCAGCAAGTTTCTGCTCGACAAGCGCGCCGTCGTGAAACTAGGGTCCAGCCGATACAGCCGCGACTGTTGCGCGGCTTGTATAGGGTGCACCTTCGCACCAAATCAACCCCTGAAAGGGAAACTCATGGACAAGAAATTCAACGATGAACTGAAAGCGAAGCTCGCTGCGGCAGGCTTCACCGAACAGGAGCAAATCGTCGGCGCGTTGACCGCCGAGTTCAAGGCTGCGCTGGACCTGTTGAAGCATGGCCCCCGCATGCTCGGCTATCTGGCTGTGTCGAGCGCGGGAAGCAAGGTCATCGCCGAACTCGGGTATATGAAGGGGCTGGACCCCTTGCGCGTGATTGCATCATCCGAAATGATCGGCGCGGCGGTGATGGAGAATGCCGAGCAGATGCTGGCGGGGCTGAAGATCAAGCTCGGAGAGGAACAGTCGGGCGAACAGTCCGCTGTCGGCGGCGTGCCCCCGCACCTGGACGCGACGCCGGCGCCAAGCGCGAAGGATATCAACTAGGGCCGAACTGTTGGGGGCTTCGGCCCCTGCTGTTTCAGCCTTCAACAGAGTGCAACAGCCTAGAAAGGGCCGAGTCATGGATGCCGACAGCCGGGGCAGACGCGTGAGCCAACTGCAAGAGGGCGATATCCTTAGCGCGTTAGAGGCGCGAGCAATCCC